GACCATCGAAAAAGCCGTTCCTGCCAATGCCGGCGTAACGTGCATTCCCCAAATCGCCACAAGGTAATCACCCTGCCACTCCATTGAAGCCAGCAGGGTCATTGCCGCGCCGCCCAAAGTTATAGAGGTCGCTACGGACCGGGTCGCGCTTGTCAGGTTCTGGCGCTCAAATACAACGTGGTATTCGCCCGCGTTCCCGAATGTTCCGGTGTATACCAGTCCGTTAATAACAGGCGTACTCAAAATGCTAATAGCCATTGCTATGCCTTTGCCAGTGCAATCAAATCAACCTGCAGCCCTTTTGCGCCCGTGCCAGCCGTTTCCACAAAGAACTGGAACAGGTCGCCTTTCGTCAGGGTTGCATATGTCGGGTTCACAACTGGAGGTGTCGCCGCTGTCAAGCTTGTGCGCTCGTTTGCGTCAATCGTGACGTTGGTGCTAAGCACGTTCTGTCCCAGTGTTGCGTTGTACACCCGGACCGTCACCACACCGCTCGAAGAAACTGTGAACACGCCCGCGCTCACGTTCGTCAGCGTTGCATTGTGCCAGTGTTCCGGAATGATGATTTGCCGGACCGGGATGCTGGAACTTGCCACCAGCGTTTCCACTTCCCCCACCGCCAGAATCGGCATGGTCTGCGTGTTCTCCGCTGGGTAGCGCTCATCCGTCACCGTGATGACCCCCGCGCTGGTAACGCGTACTTGTGCCAGCGGTATTTCAAAGGTGCCACTGCGCGTCTGCGTCAGCGCCGGCGGTGTTGGGCTGCTCGATGCTGTGCCAGCCAATTTAACGCAGCGCACTGTGAAGCTGCTCCAAACTGCCTGCAGCACAATCCGGTCAATGCGTTCCGTGCCCGCCGTGGGTGAAGAAATCGCGATGTCATCTGTGGATGTCTTTTCGTACCACTTGCCGTCCACCAACGCGCCGCCTGTCGCCACTGTCACCTTGCCGCTGCCAGCCGTCACTTCCAGCCCGCCCAGGTAGCTTGTCGCCACCCCGTCCAGACCTTTCGCGCCAGCAGCCAGCATCAGCGCTTTGCTGTGATGCGCCTGCGTGTAGCTCGCTACCTGATGTCCGCTTGGGCTGCCAGAAGTCGTCCAAAATCCTGATGTTTCTACCATAAATCTCCTAAATTCCGCCGTAGGCGTTTTTCCACGTCAGCTGCGCCATCGTGGATGAAGTAATTCCTGTTCCTGTCATTGAAATATAATTGCTTGCTCCAGCAAACAACCGGAATGTCGCAAGGTTGCTGTTCGCGCTAAGCGTGCTTATTTTGTTCACGCCGTTGCTGTCCTTAATGGTTTTTACCCCATAGCGCAAGTCAATTTCGTACCAATCGCCCGCCGCTATGGTCGTGCCTGCGAAGTTCAATATTAAACTATAATTTTTGCCTTGCGGCTGAATTGATATCTTTAAATCAGTTACAGGTCCAAATATTTTGATGACCGGATAAGCGTCCGCGTCGCCGACATAATCAACTAATTGCGAAATAAACATGGTTGACGCGCCTACTTTGAAAGGCACAACAGTCGGCACCTCAAAGGTGTCTGAACCGCTGCCAGCGGAGAATGTCACGCTGCTTGATTCTATGTCTTGCCAGAACGGGTCAGAACAATGCAGCACAATTGGAACGGTCTGCGTCAGCCCTTCGCGTTCGCTGCCCGGAAAGTCCAGCCCTTCCACCGCGTACCCGCTTATTTCCAGACCGCCGCCGCCATTTGAACCACCAACGCCGTCCTCTGTCACCCGCAAGACGCCAGCATTTCCGAATGGGGAGAACCAGCGCGCCAGTTCAGCCCGCTTTTCGTAATAGTCTTCCCAGTCTTCCGCGAACATCTGCACATACAGCACAATGTCGCGCGCCGGAAGCTTCATACCCCTATCCGTCGTGCCGTGCTGCAAAGGACCGCTGTCCTCAATTCGCTTCGTCTGCGGGATGCCGAAACCATCGTGTTCATAAAGCAAGTAAGGCTTCTGGTCAAGCCGCAAAATTTGAGCATTGCGTACCCAGCAAATCATGCCCGCCCTCCCAGAGTGCTCAGTATTTTCAGGTGTTGGCTCAACGTCAATACCGGCTCCTGCTTGTATTGCGCATTGATGTTGTAGGTAATATGCCGCGAATTGTCAGTGCTCACCGTTCCGCCCCCCGCGCGAGCTCCTGCCGCCGGAGATAGGAACATCGCGTCGCGCATCATCTGCGCCACCTGGTGGTTGTTCATCACCCGCCCGTACTGCTCCGGAATGAACATCTCCCCTTCGCGCCCCGGCTCCTGCCACAAGTACGTGTTGTTCGGGTATACCGGCCCGCCGATGGCCTGCGTATCTTCCCACACAGTACCCGGCACGTTCGTGACGCTGTAAGTCACGCGCCCAACTTTGTCCGGCGGCTGCCATGCATCAACGCGCGTCTGGTCTATCAGCCATTCCACCAGCCCCTTTTTAGTTTCAGGCTGGTAGTCGTCAACTTCTTCCGTGTTGAGCTTCAGCGTCACATCGCCCGTTTTAGGGTCAATCTCCCAGTCATTGACGCCTTTCATTACATCATCCCAAGCTGCCATTGACTTATCAGCAGCGTCTTGACTATACAATCCAAGCTCAACGCCCATATCCATAAGGGCTTGAAACTCCGCACGTGTCACTTTGCCGTTCGCCTGAATTGCCTGAGTGAACAAGTCAAAGGTCATCATTTTAGGGATATTCGCAAGCTCTGCATTCAGAGCCTCTATCTCTTCCGTCACCCCTCTAACTTTCGAACCGGTTGCCGACCAGCCTTGCGCTATGAGTTTGGCGCGCTCCGCTTCTTTTGCGGCAATCTGATCCATTAAGCCGTCGTAAGTGGTGGCAAAGCTGACCATCTCGTTGAGATTCTTTGACAGATCGAATATTTCCTCAAAGTCCGCCTTGAAAATGCCGGCTTTTTCGAGGAAGTTATCCACCGCAAAAGCGGCAGACTCAGAACTGACCGCAAAGTTCTCTACCGCTTCACCTGCTCCGTTGGCAGCGTCAGCCGTCTGGTCAAGCAAAGCCTTTTCCTTCGCGAGTTCAATTTCCAGCGCGATGGTCTTTTCAGCGGTCATGTCAACCGCGCCGCCGGCTTTTATGTAGGCCTCATTCAACATAAGTGTAGTTATTTCCAAGCCCTCCATAGTGCGGTTGATTGGTGATAACTCATATCCGACATCAACAAGAGCTTGCTTATATTGTTCTTCAGTAATTACGCCACTGGCATAAGCGGCATTAAGTTTTAGCATCGTGGCATTAAATGCCTGTGTGTTTGTAATTGAATAACCTAACGCGTCAGAAATACCAGTAAGAAATGGCAGAGCTTCATTTATCGCTGGGATAAGCGCACTTTTTATTGCAGTGGCAGTATTTTGTATTGATGCCTCAAACTGCATAAAAGAGCCAAGACTGCTATCCGCCGCGTTCCCGACTTTCTGTATCTGTTCTTCAGCCTGCTGCAGGAACGCCTCTTTGAACGCGTCATTCGCGCTCAAGCCAGCGTCTTCCAGCGCTTTCACCTTTTCTTTGAACCCGTCCACGCTCACGCCCAACTGGTCAAAGCGCATCGTGGTCTGGTTCGCCAAAGTCAGCACCAATTGGTTCATGTCCATGTTAAGCGCGCCGGCTACTGTCGTCAGCCGAATCACTTCATCGCTGGTCTTGGCCAGTCCCAAAGACATGAAGTCCCCGGCGCTTGCCATCAGCTCCATATCCGAGCGCGTGCCCTGCGTGGCTTTGCGCAGGTCATTCAGCAGAACGTCCGAAGTCGTGCCCGCGGCCAGAGACAGCCGGTCGAACTTTCCCGCCATGAACTCCAGCTGCGCGCCCTGCTTGGTGAAATCGTAGACCGCTTTGCTAATCTGCACCACCGACTGCATCACGCCAATAGCCTGGTTCACACCAGTTACCAGCGTTGCCCAGCCCGCGCTGGCTTGTTCGGTCGCCTGTTTGGTCTGTGCGCCAAGTTGTCTGGTAGCCTGCACGCTTTTTATCTGCGCGCCGTCTACTTGCTTCAGAGCGGCAAGAACACGCTCTTCGCCTTCCGCTTCTATTGCTACAACGATTTCACTGACCCGTGGCATGCTTCCTCATTGCTTCCGCATTCAGCCGGTTCTCAATCCACATAGCGTCTTTATATCCGCTGTAATATACTGCCTGCGCCTGCGCCAGCTCCCAAGCCGGCACTCCTGCCCACTTTGCCACCACAAAAAGTTCATACGCTTCAAAAGCATCTTGTGGCGGCGGATCGTAAACTTGCGGCGCGGACAGGAACGCCGCTATGCGTTTTTTGCATCGTCCCCGATTAGGCGGTCTTCGGCGATTGCGCCCAGGATAGAGTTCAGCAGGTATACAGGTACTCCTGCTGCCTCGATCGCCTCAGCGCTAACCGGGATAATTTTGTCCTCATCGTCCAGCAAATCCCAGCTCTTCACCACCTGCGTCAGCTGATACACGATCCTGTCCGCGCCCTGCGCCTGCGCCAGTTCCTTCAGGAACGATAGCGTCACTGCCTGCGTCCGGTATTCCACCATCACCGGGAATGTGCCGGAAGTGGTCTTGTAAACCACTTCCAGCTTCTTGGTCTCTTTGGTAAGTTCGCTCACCCGCATGTCCGCTCCTACAAAGCGCTCAGGTTGGTGATTACTTCGATACTCACGCTCTTGCCCCAGGTCGCGTCGTGAATCGGCTTCAAACCAAATTCCATCGTGTACACGTTGTCCGTGTCCGAAGGGTCGCCCACCGCTTCAATCTGCGCCGGAAAGTCGATTGTAAGTTTTTGGTAGTACGGGGTGGCGATTAGCCCGCCTGTGGCTTCAATTCTGAACCACTTGGTGGAAGCAGCCCGCAGCGTGGCGATCAGTCCCAGCCCGGCAGTATCGGTTGCCAGCACGATTTTTCCGCTCGCGTTCGGTTCGCCTTCCACGGCCACGGCGTCCTGCCCAACAGGCCAGGCCAGCCCAAATTTATCGGTCAGGCTCCACTGCATCGAGAACGAGTTGGTCAAAGCGGTCGCGCCAGTCAAAGCCGCCTGCGTGTCTTCCATGTAGAATTTCAGCATGGTCGGCAGGATCGGGACCGGTGAAAGCGCGGCTGGCGTGCTGGTCAGGGTGATACCCGTTTCCAGCTGTTCACCCACACCGTTGCCGCTCACCCGGATTTCATTTCGCCCGAAGTCAAAGGTCAGCCCGCTCACTCTTGCCCCGGCCACGCGCCAGGCTCTGTCCGCGTCGCCCTGCTCAATGGTGAAGGTCTTGCCCACATCCGCGGCGCTCGTGTTCGAAACGAACGTCCACTTGTAAGCAGTGGTCGCCCCTTGCTGAGCCGGCGCTGCGTAGTGCATCAGGCTTGAAAGCAGGTACACGATTTCGTTGAAGGTTGGCTTCCCCTCGATGTTGATGCTCGTCCACTCTTTGTTGAGCGAAACAAAGCTCGCGTATTTGTTGCCCATTGCCCGGAATGGGCTCGTTTCCGTTTGTGGGCTTGGCTTCATCGTCACGGAAAGCAACTTCTTGTTCGCTGCCACAGGCGTTCCGGCGGTGCTTTCTACACCGATCTGAATGCCCTGATAAACTGTTGCTGGTAAGGTCATAGTCACTCCTACTGTGTATGGACCCGAAAGTCCAAAATAACCGACTTGTACATGTTCCCCGCGTCGTCTGTTTCCGAACGCGTGAACTCCGCTTCCAGCACGCTGCTCACCACGTTACTGCCGCGCGTCTTATGCAGCAGGGTACGCAGTCTTGCCGCGATGCTGTTTACTGTCGTATACGTTTTTCCATCATCGTACGCGCTGATTTGCCAGCGCTCACCGTCCATCAGAATATCCGCGAACGCGTTCTTCACTGGCACCGCGTCGATCTGCGTGAACGTGACGAACGGGAAGGTCGCCGCTTCCGGCGCCTGGTCCCGATACACCCGCGTGCTAATCAACGCGCTCAGCGTTGCGTCCGTCGTCAATGTCGTGTAGATCCAGCTCGCTGCGTTGCTCATAGGTTCGCCGCCAGTGCTTCCATTGCCGCTATGAACTTCGGCTCGTTGATATCAGCCGCCGGGCGCATGTACGCCCTCGGCGCCATCTTGTACGTTCCGAATTCCACGTAACCCGCGTAATCCTTGTGCGGTTCGATGGTTGCCCGCGTCCCGTCAATCTCCGCCTTGATGCTGGCGCGCAGCACGCCGGTATCCCACGGGCAAAGCGCTTTCGCGTCCGCCTCAATATCCAGCGCGGCCTTTGCCACCACCGCCCGCACAGCGCCCGGAAAGCGCGCCGCGATATCCGGAATGCGGTTGTAACGGATAGTCGTGCGGTACGTGACTTCAACCATCTGCGGTATTTTCACCCTTTCCGTTCATGGCGTTCAGGCGTTCTGTCAGTTCCGCCACCTGACGTTCAAGCTCGCGGATGCGCTTGTCGCGCCCTTTCACCGCCGCCGACATCTTATCCAACTGTGCTTGCAAGTCTGCGTTTTCCTGCTGTAAATTCAAGATAGTTGCCTCCCTGTCTGACAGCAAGGTACGCAGACCGCTGACTTGCGTTTCCAGTTGGTCTACTTTTGCCTCAAGCTGCACGGCGCGTTTCGTGAGCGCGTCCAAACGCGTTTCATACGCGCCCGACAGAGATGCAAGGCAGTCCGCCTTGATTTTCTCGGTCTCCGCGCCTACCCGCTTGCGATTAGCAATGGCGTTTACAATAACCGCGCCTAAACCGCCGCCCCCGAACAGAGCAGCGAATATCACCGCAAGCTGTTCGCCGCTCATGGCTTACCCCTGACCAGGGTTAGCCGCGTTGCGAATCGCGCTGTACACGCCGCTTGCCGTGATGCCTAACGCCAACCCATACACAGCCGCGCCGAACCAGCCGGCAAAGTCAACCGGCACGCCCAGACTGATTTGGTACAGCATACCCAGCGCAAGCCCGATGCCAACGCTGATACCGGTCAGGAGTTTTCCACTTGCTCCGAACACCTTCGCAAGCTCAACCAATCCCATCACCACGAAAATCAAGGGAATCCCGTTTACAACCTCATTCCACTCCATCTATGCCTCCGTAACTATGACTCGCAGCGCCGTTGCGTGCGATTTGTTTTTGTTTGTCCAATGTACGCGGTAGTTTACACCGCCAATTTGGATTTGATCCGTGTCTGCCAGCGTTGTACCGACTGGCAGCGTGATCACGTTCACCTTCCCAACTTTGATGGTCGCAGCCACCTGCTTCTCAAGCTCGCCTTTCGGCTCTCCCAGCCGCGCGTTTACGGTCGCGTAAGTTGTCCAGGCTTCCGCCTGTCCGTCCGCTCCATTCGTAACCGCAAGGCTTTGAATGTACGCGATCTCTGGCAGATTGCTATTCTGTGCGGCTTGCATGGCTTCCAGCGCGTCCGCGCTAATTAGTGTAGTGGTCATCTCTCACCATTGTCGCGCTCGTCATACCAAACGTACTTGAGCGCGCCTTGTACTGTGCCGCCAGGCGCAGCTTTGCATCCCGGATACCGCTGAACTCGTAACTGCTTCCGTCCGCGCTGAATTTCAAAATGTCCTGCTCAATTCTGCCTGCCCACAAGGTCAGCAACTCCGCGCTTGCGGCATAAACGTCATACGTGAAGCCGGTGGCGTATACGCCAGTCTGCGTGCTTCCAAAGACAAAGTAGCCGCTGATGGGGTCTGAGCTTGTGGGGCTAAGTACAGTGCCAGCAGGATTTGTGAGCGAAAGGTCGCTTTCCCAATATCGGTATGCGGATTGGAACTTCAGCTGTGTGCCGGCTGGCTCAGCAAGCGCAGTCAGTTCTTCCTTCAGGCGATATGTGCGCGTCAGGTCCAGCTGGTCTTCGATTGCGTCGTCCGTGAACTGCTGGCTCGCGCCCGCCGGGTCGTTTATCAACCCCCGTACCAGTGTGATAATGCTTGCCATTGCCGCGCGTGCCATCTTTCAGCTCCAGTCGCCTTTAGAACACGATCCAGTTGATCACATCGTTGGTCGTAACCTTATAGGTCGAGCCATCCTCAACCGCGATTACGCCAGCCGCGATGCTAACCTTCGCGTCCGCTCCCACCACCACGCCGGAGCGGATAATCTGCACCACCACGCCCACCGCGTTCGGCTTGCCGCTGTTGATAGACGCTTTGTTAGCACTATCATCGGCGGCAATAGCGGTGTAAACGCCCCCAACGGGGATTTTGCTTGCCCAGTCAATTCCAGAGATTGCCATCATTCGCTCCTATGCCAAGAACTTTTCCGGGTCGGTGCTAACAATCGCCGGAATGTAAAACAGGTAGAACGTAAACTTCCCGGCGGTCAGGTTTGCGGTGCTGTTTTTGAAGGTCAGTTCATAACCGCTCACAATCGGTGCGACCGGACTGAGATACGGATTTACCGCTCCCTCTGCGTCTGAATAACTGAGCGGGAAACGCTCGCCTGTTGCCCATTTCGCCAGCGCAGGGGCATCGTTGTCGAAAAGTGTCCGGTAGGACGCACCTGTTCTGACGCCCAAGTCCGGCACCGCTCCGACGCCGGTCAAGCTATCGGTGACTTGGATAAACCCGCCGAGACAAATCGCACCTTCAGGGAACGAAACGCCCAAAGGATGCTCGCCGACCGAACCGTAGGCGGTCTCATATTCGCCATAGGTCGCCTGCGTATCCACTTCGGCGCTCAGCACCCGAATTCCGTTCAGTGCGCCTTCAAGCTCGGCCAGATTCCGGTTCGCGGTCTTCAGCGAACCTGCAGCCATAATCGGTTGAATTGCCATAGTATTTTCCTCTCTTCGCGACCACGCGTTTCGCTTCAACCGCCTCAGGCCTGCCACCCTTTAGTGATGGCTCGGGTGGAGCCGGTATTTCTACCAGCTCCTCCACAGGCTTGTACCCAGCGGCCAAATAACGCTGCGCGTCAATCGCATTAACTTCGATTGTGATGCCGCAATGCGTCAGCTTCATCCAACGCCCACTAATTAGGCTTTGTTATGAAGATAAACGCCGTTCAGCTTGTTGGCCAGAACGAACGCATCGTGGTAGATGCGATACTGCACCAGCCAGCCGTCGGTGGTCTGGTTCTCTTCGGGAGGGAACACTTTCAGAGCGTCATGCTTGACTACCTGAACAACGGCGCTGGGGTGGATGATCATGAAGTTGATATCCTTGCCAGAGCCCTTCGAGTAGCCGCCCGCGTCCACAGCGGCGCCAGCGTCGATCGTAATGCCCTTGTAGAAGCGGGTCTGTGGGACCATCACCACGTCCATGCCGTCAAAGCGCATAACCCGGCGATCAACGCCATTCTCATTGGCCAGGAATCGGCTCACCTTGCCCTCGAGCAGGTTCAAACAGGCATCGCTGATGTACAGGATGCGCCCTTCGCGTGGAACTTCGTCCTCGTCCAGTGCCAACTTCGCGGCATCCAGCGCGGGGATGATGGTGTTGGCATCCAGGGTCGCGGGAGTGGCAGCGTTAATGCTGGGGGTGGAGGCGTACTTGCTGAAGCGATAAGCGTCCAGCTCGGGCGCCACCTGAGTGCGGATGAATTCACCCGCCAGCGTGCCAAACGCCATGCCCAGCGTTTCTTCATCATCCATGCGGTCGATGACAAAAGCCCGACCGCGTTCAGAAGCGAGCGTCAGGGTTTCCCACGTGCCGACCACCTGCCCTGCAGGATAGCCGCTAACGCGGGAGTAATTGCCCAACCCGATGGGGGTGGTTTTGAATACGCTCACCACATTCGCGCCGGCAAAGTTTACCGGTTTGACCGGAGTGTCCATCCGGGCGGTGAGAGATGCAGCCTTGTAGATTTCATCCAGAATAGGCTGGAATTTGGTTGCCAAAGCAATAGATTGTGCCATTATTTACCCTTTCCGAGTCCGGCGGCCTTTCGTGCCGCCAATAAAACCGGGTCGATGTCATCCACCGCCCGCTTTGCCGGATTCATCGCGCTTGAACCGCTGCCAGCAAGATAAGGTTTATCTTTTAGCAGCGCCACCAGCAGCGTTTCCGTGTTGGTAGGCGCGCCGTCGTCGCCGTATTCCAGCTCAGATCGGTTCAGCAGCTTATACGCCGCGTCCGGGTCGATGATGCCCAGCTTCGCCGCCTTCGCGGCAATGTCGTTCTGGGTCATCAAAGCCTTCTGCTTCTCAGCCGCGTCCGCTAACTGTTTTTCCAACAGTGCCGCGCGCTCCTGGGCTTTCGCCAGCTCGCTCTTGTTCGCGTCTTCCGCTGCCCGCTTCTGCTGCACCAGCGTCTTCAGCTCGCCCAGATCGGACAGGCCTACATCCGCCAGAACAGCCTTCAGCTCGCGCTCAGCCCGCGCCTTGATCATCCGGTTCACTTCGTCCTGAGAAAACACCTGCCCGCCAGCCCCGTCGCCGTTCACGGTTGCTTTTCCGGCCTGTTCACTGGTCTGAGGGTTTTCGTTTACTTGATTGGCTTCTTGTTCAGCCATCTTCACATCTCCCCACCGATTAACCGCTGGTGTCGCGTATTTGAATCAAAAAAACCCGAAGCTGCAGACCTCTTTTGGGTCCACAGCTCCGGGTTAAGTACCTCGTGAGCTATGCTTGACTAACTCAGTATTCGATTTGCATTAGTGTAGCACAAAGAATCTAAAAAAGCAAATGCAAATATGTCAAATTTCAGGTTCTGCTTTGCCAGTCCGTTTTTGCGTCAGGCGCAGGTAATAATCAGCGTCCTGCTCCCCCAGCAGCTCCTTCAGGCTCTTCGCTCCCCTGCCCGCCCCCCACACCGGGCTGTAGGTCTTTTTCGCCAGCTGCGTGAACTCGAACTTCCCTTCCTTCCACGCCAGCCACTTTGCCGGTCCCAAAATCTTGCGCTGCTCTTCCGCGCTCAGACCCCGGAAGTACGCCTCCCCTGTCATTTTCCGCTGCGCGTACGTCCGCTTCTGCTCAGCCGACAGCTTGTACTTCTTCGCGATCTCCTCAAACGATGGACCCGCCTTCTCCACGCCGCTGAAATCAACCCCCAGCTCAGCGCCAAGCTCTTCCCAGCTTTTCGTAACTGGAATCATCACGCAGCGGCAATTCGGATGGCTCTCCATCTCCTCTTCAACCGGATGAATGCTGCCGTGCATGCTGATGCACACCGGGCACGTGTTCCCCGTCAGCGCCGCCTGCCAGCGCCAGCCCTTCATCACATCCGCGTTGGCTTTATAACTCTCCGATGCAGCCACCCGCTGCGCCCGCATAGTTTCCGTCCGGCTGATCGTCAGCGCCCGGTTCAGCTGCACGCCCAACGCGTCCCGGATCATCGGCGCGATCTTGCGCGGGTTGTACCCCAGCACGATCCCCTGCACCAGCGCGTCTTCTGCTGCCTGCGCGCCTTCCGCACGTATCCCGCGAAAGAGCGTATCCAACGCCGAACCTGCTTGCGTAGCGCCCACCAACGCCGCGATAGCGCCAGTGTTCAGGCTGCGCACAGCGAACCGGCTCTGCTCGTCGTATTCCGCGCCCATCGCCAGAATGGTCATGTCCCGATTGAATGTCAGGCTTTCCGCAATAGCGCGCGCTTGCTGTGAGCTGATCGTCCTTTGTGAGAACGCCGAAAAGTGCGCCAGCTCCTTTGCAACCAAAGCCTGTGTCGCGGTCAGCCTTTGCTTCTGGTATAGCCAAGCAAGCCCGACATCCTGCCCCTGCGCCTGCGCCCGCTCATACTCCTTTTGCAGAACCGCCAGCCGCGCCTTTATGCGCTTCCAGGAGTCGGCGTATACGCGCACCATCTGCGCGGCAGCCCGCCGCTCATTGCGCAGCAGCCGTTCCTGGAACTCCCCTACCGCGTCATAAATAGTTGGCATTACTCCAGCTCCAGTTTTAGCTGCTCTTGCGCTTCTTTTATGCGCCGTTCAGCAATAGCAAAATAAGTCGGGTCAATCTCACATCCGATGAAGTTACGCCCCGTTTGCACGCAAGCAACGCCGGTCGTACCTGAACCCATAAAGGGGTCGAGGATGGTATCGCCTTCGTGGGTAACCTTCAAACAGTGTTGCGCCCAAGTCAAAGATTGCTCCCACTTATGAAATTCTTTGTTGTTTTGAGCGTTCACAAATCCGTCTTTGATATATCCCCTGCCTTGTGGATATGCTTCATTCACCCACCATACAACGGGTTTCCACAATACTTCAATGCCCATTGCCATTCTTGGGTGAGAGCCATCCGCTTGCCACATAGCCATTGTCCAGCGATATTTCAAATGCTCTCCCACCTCACTCAATATTTCTGGCATAGCATAGTGAGGTGTAATAGCTAAGTAACTGCCACCACGTTTCAGAATACGCTTCGCTTCTTTGGCTGTCTCGCCGTAAAAGTGAACATACTCTTTGAGATACGGCGGGTCGGTGATCACCGCATCCACGCTCTTGTCGGGCATGGATTTCATAACCTCTAAGCAGTCGCCTAAATATAGCTGTACGCTCATTACTCAGCCTGCGCTTCACCCTGGTCGAAGGCCTGCAGCAGCGCGCTCCCCAGATCCGACTCTTTCGCGCGCTTCTCCCGTTCCAAATCCGGGTCATATCCAAACTTTTGCACCAGCGTGTCGCTGCTCACCCCCAACTGCTTCAGGCTCAAAGCCGCGTTCGTTTCCGCAACTTTGTCTTTAGGCAGCATCTCCTGCCAGCGCAATTCGGTATAGTTTTCCTCGCCATAGCCGCCGATCGCCAGCAGCCGGCGGTTCAGCTCCACCAACATTTCACCGTAGGTCATGCGCTTCGCTTCGGTCTTCTCCAACAGCGGTTGGTACAGAATCTCCAACGCCACGCCGCTCAAAGTCCCAATGCTCTCCACCCTGCCCGTTGCCACTTCCGGCACCCGCGCCAGCTCATGGATGAACTGCCGCAGCTCCTTGTGCATCGCGATGCTCGATGCCAAATCACTCTGCATCTCAAGGTTCTGAATCGTTGCCGTCTCCCCTGGCAGCACAATTAGGTTATCCGGGTTCACTTTGATCTGCGCCGCGTTCACGCCCCGCGCCCAGGTCTTCGGGTGCGCGTGGTAGCGCAGAATCTTCAGAATGTTCGAGACGGTGTACGACTCCTTCCCGATTACTTCCAGCAGGTCGTCCTCAATGTCGCTCACCCCCCAAAACGCGTTCGGCGCGATCAGGTTCTGGCAGTGCAGCATCGGCGCAAAGCGATACGGCCATACCTGCGTGTTCACCGTCTGCCATGTCCCCCCATCCACATTCCCGATTTCGTCCGTGATCTGCCATTGCAGCCCATCCTGCGCGATCACCTGTCGGACGGAAATAATTTTATTGGTCTGCGGGTCAAGCGTCTGATACCGGATCGTGTACCGCAGCACGCTGTCCACATCCATCGGGTCAAGCGCAACGCTCACAGTTTCCGGGTCGACGACCACCAGCTTCGGCATTTGTCCGGGCTGCGCGTGTATCTTCAGGAACGCCGTCCCATAAATGCCGCCGTTGGTCGCCAGCTTCTGTAAAAGGCTCATTTTCCGGTTAGCCTTCCAAACTCCGTCCAGCCACTCCTCCGCCGGCGTCTGTGAGCCTTCCACCAGCTCAAAGCCCACGTCCTTTCCGAACAAAAACGCCACGCCCTTGTCCACAATCATGCGCGCGTAGTTCATCCGGACTGAGTCGTCAAAGCCCCCGCCGTCCGTCTTTAGCGGCTTTTCACCGCCAGACACATACGCCTCGCGGCGGCGCTGAAAGCTCTCCAGCCTGTCAGTTTCTGTCTCCCGTAACATACTTGAGAGCGCCGAATAGATATAATTCTCTGTCATGGTCACCGCCTATTTGTAGATTGCCGGCAAATACTCCGGGTTCTGGTCCAGCATTTCGTCTTCGTACGCGTAGCGCAGCCCGTCAATCAGGTGGTTATTCCTGTCCACCGGCTGCCGCATTGCGCGTCCTTGCGCGTCTTCGCGCCATTTGTACTGCTGCAGTTCGTTCCGCATGTGCACGCACGCCGCGTCAACCACCAGCGTCTGCTGCTGCAGCCATTGAATTCCAAACAGAACGCTGTCAATCCCCTTGCGCGCCGGGTACACATTCAAGCCGCGTATGCGCAGCTCTGCAACAGATTTCGGCTCCGCGCTATCAGCCTTCACCACGTCCCGCGCCAGCTTCGTCTTCAGGATTTCCGCCAGCACGTCGTTCGTCAACCCCGTCTCGTAGAGCTCATCGTAGACGTAAATGCGCTTGTGCGCCCGGTCGTAATGTGTGAGCGGCACCGCTGCCGGATCGCTCGAAAAACCAAAGTCCAGTCCGTGCCTGCGGTTCGTGCGCTGCGCTTCCGGCAGGTAGTATTCGCTGCCCGGGTCCGCAAGGTCGGCCACCACCCAGTTCGTGAAAATCACGTTCCCCAGCACGCCCCACTTGCCCAGCGTGTAAACATCGCGATAGTACGCGTCTGTTTCGCTTTCCAGGTCCGCCACGTCGCTTGCCGGCAGGAACTGGTTGTCTTTGTAGGTTGTTTTCAGGATGGAAAGCCCATCGCCGCGGTATTCCGTCTGGTCATCCGCCCACGCGATCGGGCTGAAATACTCCTCGTAAATCCAATGCGCTTGCAGGATGGGGTTGAAGCTCAAGGTCAGCCGCTTTGGCACCTTCTCGCTTCCGCCGCGCTGACGCTTAAGCAGTTCCTTGATGCTCGCGCGCTCCGTCTCCGTCGCTTCCTCAACCCAGATATCAGTCAGCGCGCCCTTCGCCGGCGTGAGAGACTTCAACTTCGCTACGTCATCCAGCCCAGCGAAAATCGCCTGGTATCCGTTTTCGCAGGTGATCAACATGTCGCTTTTGTTCACTGAGAACAGGTCAGCCACGTTCCAGTCGTTCAGCACCTTCAGAATTTCCGTAAAGACCGACCCGCGTAAAGTCCGCCCCACCTGGCGCGTAATCAGGTAATTGCGCCCACCCGCCAACAGGTCGAACACCGCCCGCTGCGCCAGAAATACCGACTTCCCGGATGACGAACCGCCGTAGAATATCTGTGTGCGCGCGCTGTTCTTCAGGTGCTTGCGGTATACCGGATTAATTACCTCTGTGTGCAGCTTAATCGCCGTCATCGTTCACCAGCTCGATTGAGATTTTCCGGTCCTTCACCGTCAGGTCTGTTTTCTGCGTGGGCGGTCCAATCAGGTAATCCGCAAGCCATTTACGCGCAACAGCATCGCCGCGCTTAGCCTGGTCGCGCGCTTTGTAAACTATTACCCTCCAGTCCTCATCGGAAACAGCGGAAAGTGTTATGTCGTAAAAGCGAAGCTCACGCTCTTTTGGAGCGCGTCCATTCGGGTTGCCAGTGTGCCCTTTGACAAACCTGCCTTTTTCATCGCGTACTCTTGCCATCATCACCCTGCTATCAGGCCTTTGCCCTCACTTGCACGTCAAGCACAATGCCGTCGATTTTCGTTTGTGCCAGCATAGCCATCACCTGAACCGCCGTCTCAGGCA